CAAGCTTATTTCTACTGGTTTCGAGTCTATAACTATCTGGGTATATCGAGATGGGAAGATCCTGGAGTTTAATGGCTGCAGAGGTACTGGGGTTATCGAGCTTGAAGTAGGTAAGCCAGGAAAGATCAACTGGACTATCTGGGGTAAGGCTGTGGATCCGATAGATGGAGCGATTGTATCTCCTACTGTGGATGCTACAGATCCTCCTGTGATTACCGGGGCCTCATTTAGCATGGGAGGTTATGCCTCAGTTATCTCTAAGCTCATGCTAGACCTGGGGCAGGTGTTAGCCATTACTCCTGATATGAATGATGCCAGCGGTTATGGTCAAGTAGTGATTACAGACAGGGCAGCTGTAGGCGCTTTTGATCCTCAGGATGTATTGATCGCTACTCATGATTTCTGGAGTGATTGGGAGGATGGTACTGAGCAGGCCCTTACCGTAACGGTAGGAGGTACAGGAGGTAACATTATCACGATCACAGCTCCTAAGTGTGTGGTAAGGGAGTATGTTGAAGGTGATCGGGGCGGCATCATGATCCTGGAGCATCCCTTTAGCTGTGCAGAAAATGCGGGAGATGATGAGATTGTTTTAGTTTTTACTTAATAGCGTTTTTATAGGAGAGGGAAAAATGTTAATAGCAGATCCATATCAAACTTCTACTGTAGAGGTAGAGGGAGTAACCTACTTTGTTAGGGGCATGAGTGATAGAGAAAAGTTTTCTATCTTTCCTGATGCCCTTATCAAAGTGGAGGGCAGCGTTAGGGCTAACCAGGAAGTAATAGGAAATGTGGTGCAGACTTGTTTAGTAAATTGGGAGGGGCCAGCCCCTCATCCTTTTGATAAACACAGCCCTAAGCTTAATGTAGATAGACTAGAGACAGCTGAGATCCTGGCTATTTTTTATAAGGCCCTGGCTATGAGCAGGCTCCCAGTTTTAGATGTACAGTCTTTAGAATCGCAGTCTTAATCCAGAGGAGAGATTTTGACTGCTGCCAGAAATCTCCTTGTGTTAGAGCTGATGGAGTGCAGACCTGGGATCTCCCAGATGGTACTAGGAGTAAGGTCTGCCCCAGGGAGCTGATTACCGCTAATACTTTGGTATGGTTTAAATGGTATAGGCATTATAAAAATGGCCTGCTCCCAGTTACAGGAGGCCTGCTGGATCAATCTGCTATGTATGTTGAGGCTATGACAGTAATTGAGGAGTTAATGTAATGGCATTACCAGAGGCGCTAGTAAGGCTAGGTTTCAAGGATGATACTAAGGAAGGGGCCAGGGGAGCTAAGGCCTCCCTTAAGAATTTAAAAAAGGATGCTGATAATACTATAAAGGCCCTGGCTGCAGTAGGCGCTGCTGCAGCTGCTATCTCTGTTAAAATAGCTGCTACTTTCGAGAAAAAAATGGCAGAGGTTTCTACTCTGCTGGAGGATACCTCCTCACTAGATCTCTATACCCAGGCTGTTAATGATATGGCTGTAGAGTTTGGTAAGGCTCCCGTAGAGCAGGCCCAGGCTCTGTACAATATTATTTCTGGAGGAGCTGATACAGCTGCTAAGGCTATCGGGATTTTAGATGCTGCTAACAGGCTGGCTACTGGAGGGATAGCAGAGGTAGATACAGCTGCTAAGGCCCTGGTATCTGTAATGGGCGCTTATGGTGAGGCAGTAGGATCTGCATCTGATATAAGTGATACGCTTTTTGTAGGTATGAGGGCAGGGCAGACTACGATAACAGAGCTGTCTGAATCGGTAGGCCTTGCCTCCTCCCTGGCTGCTAAAACTGGTGTAAGTTTCCAGGAGCTTGTAGCAGCTACCTCAGCTATCACTACTGGAGGCATTAATACAGCCAGGGCTGTTAAAGGATTGCAGCAGGTAATGATCTCTGTTATCGGGCCTACTACCGAGGCAGAGGAGGCAATAGCGGAGATAACTAAAACTAATAAAGATTTTGATTTCAGCATTAAGGCCCTGGATGAAAAGGGCTTAGTAGGTTTTATGGATATGGTTAAGGAGGCTACTGGAGGGAATGTAGAAATCATGCAGAAACTGTTTACTAACGTGCAGGCCCTGGGGCCAGCGTTAGCATTAACAGGAGAGCAGGGGAAAGCTTTTGAGAAAATAATGAGGCAGATGGATCTCAGGACAGGGGAAACTGCTAAAGCTTTTGAAAAAATGAGTAAAACTAGCGCTGAGAAAATGGCCCAGGTAAAAGCTCAGACTACCGTACTAGCTCAAACTCTCGGTAATCATCTGCTGCCTATGGTGGCTGATGTAGCAGATATCATGCTGCAATCCTCTACCGAGGGAGGCCTATCTGTTTTTGAAAATACACTATTTAAAATAAAGGTAGCTACTTACGCTTTGCTAGATGGCATGGCTAACTTAGTAGAGAAAGCTATACTCCTGGGAGTAGTGGGTTTAAGGATAATCCCTCCTGAGGCCCTGGCTGCAGTAGTGCAGTTTAGAGCTGCTATGGAGGCCTCAGCTGATGCTACTTTAGCAGCCAGGGATGCAGCTGAGAAAAATAAAATTACACTGAGAGATCAGGTAGATTTAATCCTGGCTAATGCAGATGTAGCTGGAGTAGCTGCTACCAGTATAGAGGATTTCAGGGGAGCTACCGAGGGAGCTGCAGCAGCTGTAGAGGAGCTGGGCTTTGCTACTCAGAGTTTTTCATCTCAGGCCTCAGCTGCAGAGGCTGTGATAGATTCTATTTCTACAGCTCATGAGCGCTGGGTACGGGAGGTAGCTAGGCTGCAGGATCTTATGGATGAGGGTTTTTTAACTGAGGAGCAGTATGCGAAAGCAGCTGAGGTAGCCAGGGAAAATATATTTAAAATTAAGGAGGCTGTAGATGAATCACAGAAAGCTATGGAGAGGTTTAAGGATAGTGCAGTAGATGCCCTGGTAGATGTTGCTTTTGAGGGTAGGGATCTGGAGAGTGTTTTTAAATCTCTGCTTAAACAATTAATCAGCATGGCTATCCAGGGAGAGCTGTTTAAAAATGTACTGGGATCTGGAGGAGGATCTGGAGGAGGGCTTAGTAGTTTTCTTTCTACTGCTTTCTCAGCTGCTAAAAGTTTCCTGGGCTTTGCAGAGGGCGGGATAGTACAGGGAGGGCTTAGGCCTCTGGCTAGTGGTGGAGTGGTTAATAAACCTACTATGGCTATGATAGGAGAGGGAGGGCGGAATGAGGCAGTAGTACCTCTGCCAGATGGTAAGTCTATCCCTGTCATAGGAGGAGGAGGAGGGGATCACTTTGAAATTAATATTAATGCTCCTGGGGCTGATAAAGGATCTGAGGCTAGGCTGCTGGAGATTGTAGAGGTTAAGTTAGTACCCTCCATTATTCGCAGGGCATCAGATGCCACATTAGGCGCTATCAAGCGTCCGAGGTTTTCATAATGGCTAGTATAACCATCCCTACAGTACAGGCAGCAGAGTTAACTATAGGCCTGATTAGAAATGAGAGAGCCCTTGATCTCCTGGGTAATGGAGGGGAGGTAATCATAGCTCCTCCCTATGCTCGATGGATGGTGAGATTTCCGTTAGCTGCCCAGGAGAGAGCTGATGCCCAGGCATGGCTGGGAGCCCTGGTGCAGCTGAATAAACTAAGTAATGTTTTTCAGTTGACTCCTCCCAGCTACACAGGGCCTGTAGGAGGTTATGCTGGTGCAGATCCCCTGGTAGCGGGAGCATCCCAGGTAGGTACTAGCTTAGATTGTGATGGTGTTACTCCCAGTACTCTGATAGTGAGTGCTGGAGATTACATGGAGGTTAATGATGAGTTTAAAATGGTAATAGCTGATGCTACCTCTGATGGAGCAGGGCTGGTTACTATTAATTTTGAGCCTGCATTAAGGGCCTCTCCCAGTAATAATGCTACTGTAGAGATACAGACTCCTGAATTAAATTTAAGATTGAGGGAGCCCCTGGCTGTGTGGAACATAACTCCCTCCCTCTGGTATCTAATAGAGCTGGATTGTATAGAGAGCTTTTAAAATGGCTAGTAATGACGAGAGAGAAAATGTAACAGCTAATATGGCGAGTGCCTTAAGTGGCAACATTATAAGGCCCTGCTTAGTAGCTTACCTGGATATAGATACAGATCCTGTTTCTGCCTGGACTGGCCCAGGTATTTTCGCTCCTACGGGTACAGCAGACTCTGTTTTAAATAATAAAACTTTTCAGCCCCTGGCTCCTGTAGTTTCCATGAGCCCCATAGTTGAGGATCAAGCTATGGGAGGGGCTGTTACATTAACTTTAACAGGGCATGATTTAGACTCAGAGGCTCTATCCCAGGTAGTAAAAAATAAATATGCCTGGAGGGGTAAGGATGCTTATTTATGGCTGGCTCTACTGGATACAGATGAGGGCTCTGTAATAGATGATCCTGTAAGGATTAAAACTGGGCTCATGGTGCAGATGGCTGTGATGAGGAGAGCAGAGAGCGCAGTAGTACGCTGTACTATAGATGTGGATCTCGGTAATGCCAGGGCAGCTCCTTATCGTTACCAGGATCATTCCAGGCTCCATGCAGGGGATACTTTTGGAGCCTACATGGTAGCTCTGGCTAATAAGCCTGGAGGTTTCGAGGCAGGAGGCAGCGTGTATCAGAGAGTAGAGGCAGAGAGGAGAGCTGCTAGAGGTTACTCGGTAATAGACTGATGGAGAGATTACCTAACTGGGAGCTGGCTTTTAATGAACATTTCGCTCAGGTGAAAGATAAAAAATTTAGCTGGAAAGATTTTAACTGCTGCCATTTAGCTGCAGGGTTTGTTAAGGCTATTACTGGGGTAGATAAATTTAAACCATATAAGGGAAAGTTTAGGACAGAGAGAGGGGCTTACAGGCTGATTAAAAAATTAGGTTTTAATAATTTGTATGAGCTGCTGGTACATGAGCTGGGAGAGCCTGTGGTTACTCCTCATTACCAGAGGGGAGATGTGGTTATGTATGGGGATACCTGTGGGGTATGCCTGGGCCAGATTTCTGTTTTTGTAAAGCCTGATGGTTTTTATAAAATGCAGACTAAGAAAGCAGAATTTATTTTTAGGATATAGCTGATGCCAGATCTGATAGATGTAGCTAAGAATTTTATAGCTCCTATAGTTATATCCATTATAGGTACTGTATTAATCTTTACTCCCCTGGCTCCTGTAGGATTATTTCTACTTAAGACTGCTAGCGCTATGGCAGTAGCAGCGATCATCCAGTCTGGGATGGATGTTATAGAGGAGTTTATGGATAAGCCCTCTGGAGATTTAGGGGCAGGCCAGGAGGCTATGGATAGGCAGCATATCTCAGTTAACCCTAATGCCCAGGGTAAAATAATCTGGGGCCAAACTGCAGCAGCTACAGATATAGTTTATGGGGAGCAGGGAGGGAATAATAATGAGAGGATGCTTTTTATAATTGCTACTGCTGCTCACCAGATAGAAAGCTATGGAGATTTTTATGTTAATGATGAGCTGCTGAGTTTTTCAGGGGATGCTGCTACTGGAGACTGGGCTAATACTCTCTGGAAAAGGGAAGCCCTGGGAACATTAACCCAGACTCAGCTAATCACAGGTGCAGGCTTTGCGGGAGTAACTAACTGGGATATTCAGAGTGATGCTAATTTTATTGGGCTGGGCCATGCTTACTATGCCCTGGGGATCCGGCTGGGTAAGGATAAGACAGGCCAGGGAGTACCTACCAGGATAACGCAAGTGGTAAAAGGCTGTCCTGTTTATGATCCCAGGTTAGATGGAGTTAATCCAGAAGTAGGAGGGGTAGGTACTCATGATTATAACGATCAGAGTACCTGGGAATATAATGATGGTACTACGGACATAGGAGAAAACTGGGCTCTCTGTGTTCTTACTTATCTCCTGGGCTGGCATGATGCTAACGCTAAATCAAGTGGTGATCTTGTCTGGGGAGTAGGGGTTAGCGGATCTGAGATTAACTGGGATCAAGCTATCGAGGCAGCGAATGTATGTGAGCAGACCAGGGATAGTAAGCCCAGGTATAGAATCGGCGGGATCATGGCTGCTGATAATAACCATGAGAGAAATATAAAACAGTTTGAGGCATCCATAGGAGGGAGGGTAGCTAAGATAGGAGGTAAGTATTTTATCTGGGCTCCCCATGATGATCTAACTCCCTACACTACTATTTCAGAAACGGATTTACTAAAGGATGCTCCTATTGAGTATGTGCCAGCTGGCCCTATGGATAGGCTCTACAATACAGCCAGGGGCCAGTACATTTCTCCAGATGATCTTTATCAATTTGTACCCTACCCAGAAGTAGTAGAAAGCTCAGCTGTTACTGAGGATGGCAGAGAGCGAGTTAAAAATATTAGCTTTCCTCTTATTCAGGATGTAGAGATAGCAGAGAGAGTAGCCAGGATGTTAGTACGGCGCTCCAGGTTCTCTGCTGTGTGGCGCTATGCCATGAGTCCTAAGGGTTTACTATCCAGGCCCTTTACTGTTAATACTTTAAATATACAGGAGACTGCTAACGCTGATCAGGATATAAGAGTTATAGACATGGAATACACTATGGAGGGTGTAGTGGTTATGTCTGTAGTGGAGGAGGATAGCTCCATCTATGATGCTACTGCAGCTCTCGGTACTCCTGCTACTCAGCAGGATCCCTCTACTTTTGATGGCAGCGTTAGAGTAGAGGTATCTGGGTTAGCCAGTGAGAATATTGTTTTAAGGGGTACAGAGGGAGAGACTGAGGAGGCTTTAAAAATTACCTGGGATGATCCAGATACCATAGTAGAGGAGACTATTATCCAGGTTAAAAAAGCTACTGATGCAGACTGGGGCAGCAGGAGTAGAGTTAAAGCTAAGATCAGTGTAGATGGTAGTGTAGCGTATATCAGGAGACTCCCTAATAATACGCTATGGGATATCAGGGCTAAGCACGTTACTATATTTGGCAGGGCTTCCCTTAACTGGGCCAGTGTGCAGGATAGTACTGGTACTCAAAATCTACCTTTACAATTTACTCCTGGCAGGGCCTGGACTTTCCAGGGTAACGTAAGAGGATGGACAGCTACAGGAGCTGCTGCTGCTGTAGATTCTGATAACTTCCATCTGGAGCATACCTCCTCTGGTACAGATCCTAAATTAATCTCTCCTACTATCTCCATAGCTGGTATTAATAATCCTAAGGTAAGGGTAGGTTTAAAGCGTAGAGCTGGATCAGGCTGGACAGGCAGGCTCAGGTACTCTACGGGATCTCATGGTTTCTCTGATAGTTATGTTAAGGATATATCTGATATCACGGTTACAGATACCCATGTAACTTTAGAGTGGGATATGAGTGATATAGAGGGAGGAGGCTCTAGTACAGACTGGATAGATAATACTATTACTGCTTTGGAGTTTGAGCTGGGCTCTACTGCTTCTGATGATTTCGATATAAGCGTTATCATTATAGGAGATGCCAAGCCTGTATGGGCACCATCAGGTGCAGGTAGTGTTTATTTTGGCGATGGTTCTGATGGGATATCAGGCGCTTCCGTACAAGATAGAGATAACAATTTAGATTTTGAGGCAGGTGGTGTTAATTGGGAGAACACTACAGGAACTGGATGGGGGATTATTAATGACAGCGCTGAGGCTAAGTTTGGGTCATTCTGCGGTAAGGTAACTGCGGGGATAACAAATGATACGTTCCAGAATACTTATAAGTATGCTTGCGAGCAGGATGATTTAATTTCTATTATTGGGTATGGGAGGATAAGCAGTGGCGTTGGAACCATGCAGATATTTGTTCAGTTCTATGATTCCAGTGAGGTTGCTTTAGGTGCAAGTATTGTTGAAAGTAAAGATATAACTGAGGCGGATACAACTTATACCAAGTTGTATAGGAGTATATTGGTTCCAGCTACAGCAGTCTATTACAGGGCAGCAGTGAAGATTAATCCTGCTACTTCTGCGGTTACTGGGTATATAGATGGCATTACTGTAGATAGTAAAACGCATGAGACGTCAATTAAACTAAAGGATGATGTTAGTATTTATTTTGGTACTGATGATGATTGCCAAATTTTTTACTCCAGCGCTGATGATGAATTTAGAATCGACAATTATGGAGGCACTGCAGATCTCCGCATGAGGACTGGCGGGGGAATGTATGTAGGACATGAATCGAATGGTACTGATTTCTTAGATGTAGATGGCCCTCTCTATGTTCATGGAGAATCTGGTTCATCCAGTATAGAGATGATTCACCTGGATCATTTAGTTCGCTCAGAAGATTATGGTATTAGATTCAAGTGGGATGGGAGCTATGCTTGGATGGAATATCGCACTGGGTATTCTGGGACAGGAAATCTTCTGGTCAGGGAAAGGCTAACTGCTAATGTAGAAAGTGTGGAGTTGTACGGTAACTCCGGCAGCAGAGAGCTTTATACCGCCAGCGGTGGAGTTTATTTAGATAATGATTTATATCTGGGAGACGATAATCTTATCAATCTTGGAGGAAGTTATGACTTCCAAATAAAATTTGATGCTACTGATGACCGTGGTCATCTTAGCATGGCAACCAATAATGGGTCGGATAATAAATCCATCAGCATTAATGGTGGCGGTGACCAAGGATGGGGTCGTGGTGCGCAGGTAGATTTGTACGGTAATGAGGATACTGCGAGTCCTGGAGAATTGTCACTAGCAGCAGGGAATATTGGTACAGGAGATGTTGTACTCTACACAGGTGGAGTTGAATCTGGCAGATTACATAATGAAGGATATCTAAATTGGCCGAGACTCCCAGCATTCCTTGCTTATCTAACTACCAGTGAGTCTAACGTAACAGGGAACGGTACAACGCATACAATTACTTTTGATACAGAAGTATATGACCAAGGTGCTGATTTTAGCGGTAGCACTTTTACTGCACCAGTTACCGGGATTTACCATTTTGATTTAACCGTGAGATTAGGTGGGATAACTGCTGCGGCTGATTCCATTGTGCTTTGGCTCAGCACAAGTAATAGAAGCTATTACTGGGCTTTAACAGATACTGATGATCTCCCTTCACCTGTACATCCATCTATAAGTATTGATGCAGATATGGATGCTGGAGATACGGCGGTAATAAAAGTAATTGTCAATGGAGAGGCTTCAGATGTAGTGGATGTAATAGGGGATACAACTCCTGTTATTCAAACTAGATTTTCAGGTAGGCAAGTAGCATAGGAGAACAAGAGTATGCAATTTACAATAACTTTAGATGATGCGACGATGAAATGCTTGCTCCATGATTTGGAAGGTGAGAATGGAGTGAAGTTATGGATAACTGAAATGATAGCAGGCAAAGCTCATAAGTCTGGGCAGAGACTTCTGGAAGATTGTAGGAGAATTTTATCAGAGGATGAATCTGTAACCGATGTACCCAACTCAATTATTGGAGTAGTTGAGTTGGGTACAGCTCATGTTAAGTACAAGAATCGTGAGGCCAGGGAGGAAGAAGCCAAGGCACTTAGGGATGCTGCTATAAAAGCTGCCATGAAAGGCGTCAAGGTAAGTTAAATAGAGGAGATTCTGTTATGCCCAGAACATTGATAACAGCAGCTACTGATGCTGCTAACTCTGATGCTTTTATTGTAGGTAAAGGTATTAATAAAGAAGATACAGATACCTTGCAGGAGGAGGAGGTAACAGTACAGCAGCAGGGGCTGGCTGGAGTGGAGACTATAGACGTACAGATTTCTTATGATGGAGGTAGCAGCTGGCAGGATCTCTATGAGGATGGATCTCAGATCCAGTTAACCACTACTATAACGGGGCTGGTAGTTACTGGCCCTGGTGTTTTTCGCGTAACTAAGGGTGTTACTGCAGGCGCTGCTGGCTGCTATGCCAGTACTCCTAGCAGACCTTAACAGGAGGTATTGATATGGCTGGTTTCACTAACAAAGGTAAAGCAGCGATGCTGGATGGTTACTTTAGAGCAACGGGTATGCCTACTGTTTTTTACCTAGCCCTGGTAACAGATACATCTCTTACAGCTGATACAAATACTAAGGCTGATATTACTGAGGTAGCTAACGGTAACGGCTACACTACTGGTGGGATCTCAGTAGCCAGGGATGGTACAGACTTTGATGTACTAACTGAGGATGATACTAACGACAGGGGCTTAGTGCAGATTAAAAATCAGGTATGGACTGCCAGCGGGGGAGCTATCCCTGCTAGTGGCTCTGCTATTGATCACGCTATTCTCACTGATGATAATGTTACAGATGCCTCCAGGGAGATTATTGTTTACTGGGATCTCACTGGCCCTCATACCGTATCAGATACCCAAACTTTTACTCTTATTGATTTAGAGATAAGAGGTAATGAATCATAGTTAACAGGAGAGGAGGTAGTTATGACTTTAATTAAATCTATTGCCATGGGTTTAAAGTTACCCAGATGGGCGCATTACACTGGGGAGGAGCTGGGTATTCCTACCATTATAGTTTACTACCCTGAGGCCTATCCTTACTTCATGAAGCTCCTGGGAGTGGGGCAGCTGGATAGATACTGGTATGAGGTTATTAGGAGATGCCTCACTACTGCTATTAAGGATGCTGTTAAGAGGCCTGTTAAAATAATTCTGGACAGCCAGGGGCAAAAAGAAAAATGGAGGATGGCGAACTTCCCAGATAGTTCCAAGTATGGTGCGGACAGTGCTAGGTTAGGAGCTGAAAAGTTCAGGCCGCATTATAGTAAGATCAAGAAGCAGATAAAGTGAACATCACTTTTCAAATAGTTGGGCAGTCACAGACTCACATTGTAGCTAAGGAAGGTAGCAGGTGGTTGCGTGGTCAGATAGTTAGTATCATGGAAACTCCTAACCCGTTTACATGGACAGGAAATAATCGTTTCGTGTGGTTCCATGTGACCGATGCTCCTGATGGTGCATTGGAGAAACTGCGCGAACGATTGTTAGCACCTGAATTGGAAGATGACCTTGAGTTGTTGGCTTGGGTGGAAGCGGAAAGAACTAGGTTGGAGCCAATACTTATAAAGGATGGTGTACCAGTTGAACATCGTGAAGCTGTGATGCCTAATCATCATATCGCAAGGAAGTGTAAGATGGTAAGGCGCACAAATTTTGCAACAATAACTGAACTACTACCTGCGGCAGTGAAAGATTTACTGCGGACAGAAAGGCAGGTAACTGTGC